ATACATCAGTTAGCAAAGAAGAAATAGTTGCTATAATCAAACCTATGTTAGATGATATCTATTCTAAAATAGCAGAGCTTCAAACAGCTATTGAAACAGCTAAATCTGAAGAGGTAATTGAAGATGCTGGTGACTATAAAAAGTCTAAAACCTCTATGAGCTCTATTGATTCTTTAGTTGCATTTATAAACGCAGCAAAAAAATAATTGAACTTATCAAACCAATTCAATAATTAATTAATTAGAAAGTAAAACAATAAAAAATATCCAAAATGGAAAATAAAAACAAAAAATTTAATTTCGCTGATTTAACAATTAACTCTTCAGCGCTTTTATGTCCAAACCCAACCGAATGGTTCGCTAAAGCTTATCTTGATGAAGATGTTGCTAGAAATTTCAGAGTAATACCTGGAGTTAAGTACAAAACTAACGTTGCAAACGTAAACTTCTCAAGAGTATTAGTTGCTGAATCTTGCGATTGGTCTGCTTCAGCTTCTGTATTGTCTGCTCAAACTATGCAAGTTTGCCCAGTTCAAGCACAAGTTCAAATCTGTAAGAAAGACATTGAAACATCTTTCGTTGCTTTAGAAATGGCAAAAGGTTCAGCTAACTGGTCAAATGTTTCTGATTTTATGAATCACTACTGGGAAACTCTTAGTGCTGAAATTAAAGAAGAAATCGAATTGATCAGATGGAATGGTCTTGCTGGTTCAACTGGCTTCACTGGTTCACAAGCTTTCTTAGCTCTTTGTACTGGTTACCACTCTAGATTAACTGGAACTACTGGTGTTGTATCTTCTGCTACAACTGCAATCAACTCTGCTAACGTTATCGCTTATATGGGATTCGCTCTACAAGCTGCTCCTGCTGCTATCACTAGCAAGAAATCACAACTTAGATTTTATGTTGCTTCTAACGTAGCTAATTCTTACAGAATTGCAACCGCTTCATACAACACTAACACTAACGTTACAACTGACCTTCCATTCACTTTCTCTAACATTGAAATCGTTGAATGTCCAGGTATGTCAAATAACAGAATCTTGTTAACTAGAAAAGATAACTTGGTTTACTTGTTAGATGGTGAAAATGATGCTAACGACTTAACTGCAATCGACTTGTCTCAAACAACTGGCGAAAAAGTTCTTAGAACTTCAGCTATGCTTAAGATTGGTTTCGATATCGTTAACCCAACTGAGTTTGTTTATTTCTACTAATAAATAAATTTAACCAAAAAGCAAAGAGGCCTGGCTGAACAACGGCTAGGCCTTTTTTCTGAAAAAGAAATAATAACAATTTAAAATAAATAAAAAATGTCTTGTAATACATCATTAATCGGAATAGGAAAAAACTGTGATCCTTCATTAACTAACGCAAAAGGTTTATTAAAACTTTACTTGTGTCCTACAGAGTTTGTATCAGGTACAACTTTGTCTGCAGGAACTTCTCTTGGAGGTGGTATTGTAACTTCTATTACTATGTCTGGTGCTTCTAAGTTTACTGAATTTGTTTTCCCTAAATTAGGTGCAAACTACACAGAAAACGCAACAATTGAAGGTATCAGTGAAAGCGTAGAATATGTTCAAACTGTAACAGCAACATTCCCTCGTAGAGAAAAAGCAAAACGCCAAGCATTCATTCAGTTAACTGCTGGATTAAGAAACTTAGCTTGTATCGTTGAAGACTACAATGGACTTTATTGGTTCCTTGGGTATATCAACGGTGTAAACGTTTCAAATCTTGAAGGTGGTTCTGAAACCGCAATATATACTCTTACATTAACTGGTAGAGAAGCTAGCCCTGCTCCAGAAGTGTTAGATACACTTATTGCTGGAATTGTTGCGTAACATTGGTTTATCAGGTTTGTAATTTTGTCATATTAATTTTTTCCCTGAATTAAACCCTAAAAGCTCGGCTAAAAACTGGGCTTTTATTTTTTAAAACAAAATTTACAAACAGATAATTAATAATAAAGTTAACAATATGATTTACATAGATAAGAATAGTTACAATACAAATTTACTTTACTTAACAAGTGTATCGACTATTGAAAACCCTTATTACTTATTCCAATTTGTTAACGACTTTAATAAGGACACAACTTATTTTCACTGCGAAGATACATCTACAGCTAAATGCGCATATAATCAATTTATTATTTGCGAAACTGGCAACACAAGTGTTATATTAACAGGTGGAACAATAAACTTAGCACCAGGTGGATATTCTGTAAACATCTATGAAGCCTCAGCGGTAACGCTTGATATAAGCGCAACAACTGGAGTTGTAATATCTGTTAACAAAGCGTTTGTATCTGGTCAAGATGAAGGAATAACAAATGAAATATATTTATAAAAAACAAAAAAAAGATGGCACTATTTAGTTTTTCAAAAAAGCAACCAATCCAACAAGCTCCTGTAGAAAAAAAGGAGGAGTTTGTGACTAGTGTAAATATGACAGCTGGCAAGGATCAATTCGAATTTCAACCTTATGTAAATCCACTTGTAAAAGTATTTGGAGTTTATGTAAACGGAACAAACAATTTATTCCCAAACTACATTAATTACATCAGAACAAAATCACCGCTACACTCAAGAATTTTAACATTCAAGCGTTTATTAACAGTATCTAACGGATATACAATCGACGATTCTCTATTAGATATTGGCCAAAAAATTGCATTAAAACAACTCACAAATCAAATCGACAAATGTATTGATCAGGTTGGTGATAATTATTTTGCATCTAGCAATGTGTATATTAAAATAACCTGGAATAGCGATAACACAAAGATATTAAAAATTGAGTCTATTCCACACGAAAAAATTCGTGTTAAAGAAGTAGATCAACACTTTTGCCCAATGGAATATGAATATTGTTACGATTGGGCTAATGTTGCTAGATTTCCAAGATATACAATTGCAAAATTCGATCAAAGAAATAAAGAATGCAAAGAACAATTATTCCACTTCGAAATTAAAAGCGATGGACAAATTATATACAACAGACCTGAATGGTTTGCTGCTATGGACTGGGTTGAACAGAATGGTATGATGGGTGAATACCATACGGCAAATATGACCAACTCTGTTAATCCAAGCGGTTTAATTGAGTTCTTTAAAAAGCCAGCAAACAGAGAAGAGGAATGGAAAATCTTAAATGATATAAATTCAAGCTTCGCTGGAGCAAGAAAAGCTGGTAGATTGATGGCTATATTCAACAAAGATATTGATTCTGCTGCTAAATATACTCCTCTTGATGCTAATAAACTTGATAAGACATTTATTGTTTTATCTGACACTATTCAAAGAGAAATTTGCTATGCTCACGGTATAGATCCACAAATACTTGGACTTAAAACTCCTTCTGCTTTGGGTAATTCTGTTTCTTTACCAGAAGCATTTAAAATTTTTAATTATAGCTCCATTAGACCAGCCCAAAAAGATATTGAACAGATTTTTAATATGTTCTTTTCTATAAATGGACTTCCAGTTAAAATGGTGCTAAATACAGCTACTAACATTTTTGAATCTTAATTACCATGGCATATTTTTTTGTAAACGAAGCTTATGTAAAAACAGCAACCACTGTATCAGCAAATGTTGATGCTAAATCAATATATCCACACCTGGCACCAGCATCAGATATGTTCATTAAGAAGATACTTAAGCAATCTGATGGTAGCAATTGGTATTACGAATATTTACTTAGCGCCTATACCACTCAAACTTTAACTACAGACGAGATTACTCTCGTTAGTTATATCAGACCAGCCTTGGCTTGGAGAGTGGCTACAATGGCAAGCAGTGCACTATTTTCACAGATAACAAATAAGGGCCCACAGCTTCAATCTGGTGACAATTCATCTTCTGTAGATAATTCAGCTCTATATTACCTTGTAAATTCACTTGAAAAGAACGCAGAATTTTATGCTCAGGAATTGGTTGAATATCTTAGACTAAACTACTCACTTTATCCGCTTTATACTGGATCATACTGTAATGGAGCTCTCACAGATCAATTTGACTCTGGTGTAGCCTCTTACAGAGATTCAATTTGTTATTGCGGAAGAGTTTATGGTTATTGTACTTGTGGTAGATTTTATTACAACTCATAATGAAAAAAATATATTCCAGTTTTTACGCACTTGCAATGAAAGCAAATTTAAGTATGCTTATATCTATAATTGCTGCGTTTATTTTGCCAATTAAAACACTTTTAATAACAGTTGGACTATGCATAGCTGCAGACACATTTCTAGGTATCTATAAGGCCAGAAAGAATAAAGAAAAGATAACAAGTCATAAGCTTTCGAATGTTGTTAGCAAAATGGTTCTTTACCAGGCTGCAGTTATCCTATTTTTTGTACTTGAAAAGTTTATACTTGGTGAATTTGTGGCTTATTTCATTGATATCCCATTTGTATTAACGAAGATTGTGGCTGCCACTCTATGCTTAATTGAATTGAAATCAATGGATGAAAGTTATACGATCATAACTGGTTATAGCCTATGGGACAAATTCAAAACGATTCTTAGAAGAGCAAAGTCAACAAAAGACGAATTATCTGATTTTAACAAATAAGAAAAGCCAGGGTTTTATTCCTGGCTTCTCTATTTCCCCGTAAAATTATATCACAGGGTTCTGTTTTTGTGTGTGTTTTATTTGATCTCGCAATTTGTCTTGCTAATATCTTTTTTTACTTCTCCATATGTTGAATCAGCTTTCATACCATATTCTAAAGAATATGAATAGGAATTAAATTTTGCACATGTTTCAGAAGCTTTATCATTATCTCGTGATTTTATATCCTTATTTTCATAAGATGTTTTTTTGGTTACGTAATTTGTTGTTTCACATATACAAGTATATGATTTTTTACAACTAGCAAGTGTTAAAACTGCGATTAAAATTAAGATTGATTTTTTCATTTGTTTATTTGTTTTTGTTATATTATACGTTGTTTTCTTTAGAAGGTTTCACTTTTACCTTAGAAAATTTAATCTTGTAAGGCAAAATTAGGTCTGGTAATCTCTTAAAAATGTCTTTAGCGATCTCATCTGGGCACTCATCGCATCTACCCTCATAATAATCAACAAATGCTCCAGTGTTAAATTTAATCAATGAGGATAACTTCTGTACAAATATTTCCTCAGGCGTTTGCTTTTTCTTTTTCATATTAACTTTTTTTTAATTAGTTTAAATATTCCCATCTATATCCATAGGCAATTCCACCACCTCTTTTTGCAGCAAGGCATATATTTCCAACACCATTTAGTTTACCAAGAAAGTTTGATGCTGCATAAATTGAATTGAATTCCTTTTTCTTTCCGTTTTTTATGCTTGTACCTATAACTTTTCTTGGTACTTCGTTGGACCAGTTATCAAATTTTAATGAGTAACCAACCTTTGACTCGTCGGTATAATTATTTAATTTGGGATGGTACTTAATATATTCATCAATGCTGTTAATATTGAATGCTGCGTCCTTATATACTTTATTCAACATATATTTTGGTAGATATAAACCTTTTTCAGCAAATGCATCCATAATAGGTTTTAGTTCCTGGTATGCTATTTTTTTGTTTTTCATTTTTTATTTTTTTTGATTGTTAACTTTTGTATATGAAGAGTATTCAACTCTTTACACAGGCTATCTATAAATGCCATATACTCTTCGTCTTCCTTGGTTATCTTATACTTTTCAACTTCTTTTTTAAGAGATAGCCACTCTTTTACTTTTAACACTCTCATACTAGCAAAATGTATAATAAACCATATCAATAACTGCCACTTTATTTCCAGCCTTACTTGTTTTAATATCACAAGTAAATGCGGCCTTCTTTCCCTTTTGAAACATTCTATCCACTGTGTCTTTGCATTTACAATTGAAGTAGTATCTTGTAGCAGACTGACCATCAAGGATAATAGCAAAGCTATAACCATATTTACTTTGGTATTCTTTGATATCGCTAACTATTCCTTGCACTATTGGCATCTTTTCAAATTTACGATCTGCTTTATAAGCGTCTAGCTCTTTTTTCTTTTTTAGAATATATTCAGCTTCGCTCATAAATTCAATTGCTTTTTCTTGTTTTTCTACATTCTCGTAGTCGGCTTGCTGTTGCATTAAGGCCATTTCACTTGATTTACTCATTTTTCGTTGTTTTTGTTATACAAATATATAGTAGTAAATTTTATAAAACAATAAATATCAGCAAATATTTTTGATATTATTTATAACTGATTGATTATCAGGTCAATTATTTTTTAATATTTATTTGTTTTGTATCGAAAACTAGATATGTTTCATATATGTCAAGATCGAGAATACACAATTGTACAATGGAAGGTGGTGAAAAATGCGCCATTTCAATTTTTCCACAGGAAAACAAAGGTGGATATAAATTTACCGAAGAGATATTTATAGACTTCAACATAACCCATATGCGTCTAAAGGATCACTTTATAAGAGCTAGGAACCCACAAAAAGCTGTTGAAGACTTCTTCTATAAAATAAAGAAAGAAATTGAGCTTTGTGACAAAAGCTTATTGGTTATAATTAACCACCCAGTTAAGTGGGCCAATCAATCTCCAACCAATTCTGACTTTATGGTAAACATTGTAAAATACCTTAACGAAAAGATTATATACGAACATGGGACAACTTTTAAAAGTTATGAAGATGAATGTTTGCAGATCGCAAACTATATTTGTAGGAAACTTAAACAAGAAGTTGAAAAATTATATATTCAGGACTAAATTTTTCTTTTTTTTTAACTATTTATAAAAGAACAGGCTAAGTTTGTTATAAATCGTTTTTCACAGCTTGTTTTTTGTTAGAAAAGCCCAGGTGTCGTTCCCTGGGTTTTTTATTTTGCAGTTGTATACACACCATTTTCAAGTGCTACTTCATTCATCACTTCAATTACTTTTTCTTTATGCTCTTGTTCACACATTAAAGCATCGTAAATATAAAGTACATATATACCTTGTGAGTTTAATCTTTTAATTACCTCAGTCATAATCTCAGTCTCCTTCAAAAACATTCTCTGACTTGTTATTTTGTGACCCTTATCTGTCATATTTTTCTCATTCATTATTCTTGTAACCATAGCTCTGTCTTTTGAATTGTAATAATTTAGAAGTGGTGATAAACCCATTTGCCATAACTCTTTGTTAAAAAAACTTAGATGTTCTTTTTTTACATCTTTAATGTTAATTCCAGTTTCATCAGAAACTTGTTGATGTGTTATATACTTCATATTTCCACCATAAATAGTCATTGCTATATTTGGGTGAAGCGCTGAATAATCACACTCTTCTAAAGTTTTACCATTAATTTTACACATATTACGAATCCAACTTGGAGCCAATGTAAAGCTATCAATTACTCTATGACCATTATTTTCCTCTGTAATAACTGGAATCATCTTTTCACCATTAACAAATAAACTATCCCACAACTCAATATCATCTTCAACAAAACTTAAAACATCTATGTTTTTGAAATAATCATCAGAATGCTTGTTTCTAAACACCAATCTTTTACCTTTTTTAGTAATAAATTTAGATTTAACTAATTCCTTGGCTCTTTGTTTAATTTCAACCTGTGTTGGTAATTCAATTGTATCATAAACAGCAATTAAGTTTCTAGCTATCTCATTATCCATAGCTGCTTTAAATTTACGCACATATTCATCTTTAGCAAGCTTTTTAGCTAACTCTGTGGTTAAAGTGTAGTTGGACCACCCCTTTTTAAAATAAGTCTCTGTAAGACGATATTTATAGCTATAGTGTTCTTCTGGTGAATAGTTTGAAGATCTTTCAATAATTGGTTTTTCTGAGTCTTTTAAACACTCGATAATGTCTAGATACGTTCTATCGTTGTACATAAGTTGATTTCTTAATATTTTCGAATAAAGTGTTTTCCAACCACTTTCAGCAAATATACAGTTTTTTCCTGATCTGTAGTAAGAATCATTCAAGTTTGTTAAAAACAATAAACAAAGCTCAATTGCTGTTTGTTTATCGGTATGTACATTGTCTAGGTATTCTTTTTTATAGTATCTATCCAGAACCCTAAATACCTTATTTGGAACCCTAATGGTATAAATCTCCTTAAAAAATAGCGGAAAACTGGAGAAGATCTTTTCTATATCAAACTGGTTAAAACCTTGATTATCAAGTTCTATGGCTACTTTCTTATACTCTGGTTTACTGAAACATAATGAAGGTAGATGGTAAGGATGGAGGTTGGTGGTTACTTTAGTTTTACTACAAAAATTTTGTGATGTATTATTTATAAAACTATATGTTCCAGGTTTAAATGGTATGTCGTTCTGTTGTTCCATTTTTTTAAATAAAAAGGAGTTGACCGCTTTCGAAGTACGAGTTCTAGTCACGGCAACTCCTTTTATTAAAATCTTTAACTTAAGTTTCTCGTCCAAACTTATTAATAAATATCAAACTTTTTAATCAATTCCAAAAAATGTTGATAACTTTTTTTATTAGCCAATTTATGTTGATAGATGTTGATAACTGGTATTAAAAAAGAAAAATAAGGCCAGCTTTTGTATTGGTTATTAACAAATCCAGTTGATAAAAAAGAAAAATGTACGTAGATGATCAATAAAATTTTATGAACATGTGGAAAATAGAAAAAAATTACTATTTATAATAAAGTAATATGACAAGACAGGAAAAGATAAAGTTAAAGCAGGATATTGAAGAGATCAATTTTTCAATATACGCATCTCTTAAAGGAATCACCAAATACAAGTTTACTGGTTTAGAAGATAAAGTTGATGTGGTATTTTTATCTGGAGTAACTGTTTTCCTAGCAGAAAGTAAAGTAAGAAAAGATAATGTGGATTACTTCTTAAAGTATGGACCTTATCTTGAATACAAAAAAGTAGATAATATGTTCAAGGAACAGGATCGTCTTGAAAAAGAAAAGAGTAAAAAATATCCAATGTTATACTTGTGTTTTTGTTCAGATGGACTTATTATTTATAATATAAAAGAACCACATAACTATAACTTTACCTGGAGAAACTTACCAAAGGATAATATTAACCCAGAGATAAAGATTTGGAAACTGGTTTCTGAATTGTTCAACCCACTAGAAATTGTCTATTATGAAAAAGAAAATAAAGTTAACTGAAGAAGAAAAAAGAGTTCGTAAGCTTGAATATATGAGAGAGTATTACAGAAAAAACAAATCAAGGTTTGAGACTGTATATAGAGAAAAGTCGCTTGAGTACCAAAGAAAAAACAGAAAAAAGATCACTGATAAATACAGAGAGTATCATAGAAAGAGACAAAAGGAGCAGAAAGAAAAGTACAATGCATATATGAGAGAGTGCTACAAAAAAAACAAGCACTTAATGAAGTACCAAAAGAAGAAAAATAAACAAAAATGACAGAAACAAAAGATATAAATCGAAAGCTGTTTTTAATTCTAACCGAAATTAAATCCTTAAATAAAAGCATTGAGGATCTTATTTCTGAATTAAGTGAGCACAACCAAAAATATATTGTTGAAGACATTATCTTTGACATTGAAGTTGAACAACCAGAAAAACAAATAACAAATGAATAAGAACCTAAGTAAAGAAGACCAGGTGTTACAATATCTAGAGCATTTGGATATTAAAACTGAGTCCATTATGACGCAGTTAGAAATAATAAACAAATATTTATATAAGCTGACCAGTAAAAAAGAGGATAGTTTATATTCAGACGAAGATTACTTCGAAAAATTGCCGCCAATTGGTAGCACTGGATTGATAGGAGAAGGAGGGTCAACAAAATGAAAGAACTAATTAATAACTGGCTACAAAGTCAAAAATATAGAGATCTGAAAAAACAATTTGATGAAAAGAGAAAGTATTTTTTGAACTCATTGGAACAGGTGTCTAAATTTAAAAAAGAAAATCCTATGCCTAAATTAACAAAGCAACAATTGATTGAGCAAATAAACACATTGCTAATCTTTGATAAAGCGTCTGAATACGATAGATTTGAGTATGAACACAAAACATTCTCTATATTTTCTACTACAGATAAAACAACTCTATTTTACGACATTTCAAATCAATTAATCTGTTGGTATTTTCACCTATATGAACAAGTTCAAGAAGAAGAATTTGAACTGTGCGCAAAAATTAGGGACGTTATAGAGATAGAGAAAAGAGAGTTTATGCAAGCTTTAATTAAGTATCATCCACAATACGAGGAAATTATTGATGAAGATTTGCTTAAAGATATTGATGTTGAAATTAAAAGAATCTTTATTTAATATATGTCCACAGAAGAATCAATAAACATATATTTTGCGTGTAGATACAATTACTTAGTAAATTGCGCAAACAAAGCTCTTCGACTAATCCAAAAAGGAGGTCCTAAATACAAACAAGACCTGGTAACAGAAGCTTATACTTACATTGTAACCAATAAAGAAAAATTAGGTGATAAATTAAAGCTCAGCGGAACGCTTGAAAGCATTGTGGTAAATTGGATGAATAAACAGATACAATGGAGCGATACCCACTTTAAAAAGGAGTTTATATACGAAAAAGGGCCATCTTACAGTTACTATGATTATTCAACCAAGTGTTATAGGAAAGCACCATATATTTTTCTTGATATTGATGAATACAACCACGATATTAAAGAGGATGAAAACCAGGAAGAGTATCACCAGGAATTGGCCTATAGATATAATTCAATGCTTGACAAAATGTCTGTTCAACAAAGATGTTTGTTTGATATAGTTTATATCAAAGGAAATAATACAACAGATAAGCTATACAACTACTTTAAGGATTATAATTGTGAGAGTAGGACCTCTTGTTATTATATGCTTAAAGACTTAAGAGAATGGATTAAAAACAATAAATAATGACACATATGGAACAATTAATATCATTAATGGCGCTAACATACCTATTTGTATTTGCAGAGCCTTCAATTTTAATAAAAAGATGGTTTGGATTCAAAGACGAAGAGTATGATGATTTCCCAAAAGCTATACAGTTTATTCATAGATTAATTTACTGCCCACTATGTTCTGGTTTTTGGATTGGTCTAGGATTTACACAAAACATTTGGTCGGCTTGTATTATAAGCGTTGGATCAGAACTTTTAACAAGAATCATAAATAAGTTAAACTAAAACAATAATTAATTATTATGGAAGTAAGAGCACAAAAGCTATTAGAGCTAGAACACTATAACCAAACGGTTGGAGTAAATGGTAGTACTGGATTTAAAGAAATCCAAGATATCTACGCACTTAACAATTACTTTATACCACACCAATATGAATCATCAGTTGGTTGTGGTTCTTGTCAAAACAGAGTTAAAACTAGAATATTTGGATGGTTTGAATCTGAAGGCAAAGCAGAGTTAGAAAAATATAAATCAGAACACCCAGAAGAATTTGAAGTATGAAATTAGTATTAAAAAAAGAATTTGAAGGAACCAGCATTAAAAGAGGTTCAATAATCCTTCACACAGAAAGATGTTTAGCTGAACATTATATCAACTATTATAACAACGGTTTTAAGGATTGTTTTGATGTAATAATTGATCCAATTCCAGTAAAAAGAAAATATATTGGCGTAGAAGAGCCAAAAAAAGACAATGGGCAAGTACTATAAAAAGAGAAATAATCCAGTAGGAAGACCAATAAAATGGACTGAGGAAGCTTCAATGCAGCTTGCTGAGGAACTTATTGCTTGGTTGAAAGCTAGTGATGATAATATATTCTTTAATAGGTTTTTATATGAGGTTAAAGGGTTGTCACATCAGACAATCAGTGATATTTCAGAAAAGCATTCAAAATTTTCCGACGCAATAAAGACTGCCAAGAAAATTCAAGAATCTAAAATTGTTGATATGGCTCTAAAGATGAAGCTTAATACAACAATGTCAATATTCTTTTTGAAGTGCAATGCTGGTTGGGTTGACAAACAACAAATTGATGTTAATAACATTTCTCCAATATCAATCAACTTAGATCTTGGTAAAGATGAACCAAAAAGTGGAGACGAATTATAAAATATATGGTCTTCGTGTTATTGGGACAAATGAAATAAGATATGTTGGTTATACAAAACGATCTCTTAAAGTAAGATTATCCAGACATTTTTATGAAGTAAAATGTGGTCGCACATATAAAAAATGCAACTGGATTAGAAAAAACAACTACCAAATAGAAATTGTTTTACTTGAAGAAAATTTAAGTTACGAGCAAGCTCTAGAAAGAGAATGTTTTCATATAGGCCTGCACAAAAACCTGGTAAATTCAACCACTGGTGGAAAATCAAATCCTATGCAAAACCCAGAAGTAAGGCTTAGACACACTGAGGCTATGAAAAAATATAAGTATAGTCGCTGGAAAGAAAAATATAATATAAAATCGCTGGAGGTGGAAAAAGTTGTATATTTATAATTATGAATAAAGAATATAAAATATACGGACTAAAAGTAATTGGAACTGATGAAATAAGGTATATAGGTTATACAAAAAGAACCCTAGAAAGAAGATTGTATTTTCACTTTTATGATGTTAAACAGGGATTTACTTATAAAAAATGTAATTGGATTAGGAAGCATAATTTTAATATAGAAATTGTTTTAATTGAGGGTGATTTAGATTATGAACAAGCACTCCAAAGAGAAACATATCATATTTCAAATTATAAAAATCTTTTAAATATGTCTCGTGGTGGAGAGCATAATCCTATGGAAAATGAAGTTGTTAGAGCTAAACATAAAGCTAAAATGAAATCAAATTGGATGAAAACAAAAGATGGAAGAGAACTTATGTCTAAAAGAAATAGAGAAATGTGGTCATCTGGTGTATTTAAAAATTCTCACGATAAATTTAAAAAGTTTATATCTTATGATGTTTTATATGATTTGTATATAACACAAAATAAAAGCATACAAGAATGCGCCGATAAATTAAATAGAACATACTCTGCTATAGTACACAACTTAACAAGAAATAAAATAAGAAAATATAAAAAGAAAATATGAACAAATTAATTAATATTGCCCCCACCTTTAACCCAAAGCAAAAACAGGCGATGCGTCTTTTAATGGACCACTCAAATGGTGTGAATGAGGTTATGTTTGGTGGGGGCGCTCGGCGGGTGGCGGTAAGAGTTTTTTAGGTTGCTTGTGGCTAATTGTAAGCAGTATTAAACATCCTGGCACCAGATGGATGATTGGTGGTAAAGAATTAAAGAAGATTAAACAAACAACAATGAAGTCTTTTTTTGAGGTTTGTAAACAACTTGGAATAAGTGAAGCAACACACTTCAAATATAACGATCAAAAAGGTGAGATTAAGTTTTTTAATGGCTCAGAAATACTTTTGATGGATTTGGATAATCAACCATCAGATCCAGAATTTGAATTCCTTGGTTCTATTGAGATTACTGGTGGATTTATTGATGAGGCTGCAAGGGTATCAGAAAAGGCAAAGGATATGGTTATGTCCAGGATTAGATATAAACTTGACGAATTTAAAATGATTCCAAAACTTTTGATGTCTTGTAACCCATCTAGAAACTGGTGTTATAATTCATTTTATAAAAAGAACGCTCAGGGGACCTTGGAAAACTATAAGAGGTTTGTGCAGTCATTGGTTACAGATAATGAGTTTATTTCATCTCATTATATCACTTCTCTTCAAAGATTAGATTCAATTACAAAGTCAAGACTACTTTTTGGTTCTTGGGATTACCAGGACTCATTAGCTATTTTCGATTATGACGCTCTATCAAATATGTTTGTAGAAAGCTTCGCTGAGCCTGAAGAAAAAGAAAGCTCAATAGTTATTTCAATTGATGTGGCCCATATGGGTAAAGATAAGACTGTAATATTTGTTTGGGATGGTTTAGATGTTGTTGAAATTGATGAGATGACAAAAACCACATTCCCAGAACAAGCGGCAAGAGTTCAAACTCTTTGCTATAAATATAAAACAAACTTTGATAATGTGATTATAGATTTGGACGGTTTAAGCGCTGGTCTTTATGATTTATTACCAGGTTGTAAAGGAATTCATAACAATGGAAAAACAATTGGAAATGCCGATTTCTATAACCTTAAAACTCAGCTATATTATAAACTAGCAGAATTACTTAACACAAATCAAATAAAAGTAAAATGTACACAGGATATTCAAACAAAGCTTATGCAGGAGTTACAGGTTATAAAAAGGGTTAAAGTTGATTCTGATGGCAAAATTCAAATGACAAGCAAGGACGAAGTTAAAAGATTAATATCAAGATCACCTGACTATTCTGACGCAATGGCATATAGAATGTTGTATGTTTTGGAAGAACAGGACTTTGATTATAGCTTCTATGTTGTATAAAACACATAAAATCAATTCAATAATTAACAAAAAGATATAATTATTACCATGGCACAAAATTTTTTAACTGTAACAAACATACTTCAACAGTTTATCGACCAACATAAAGGTTTGCAAGGTCGTGGAACAGTAGCTTCTCTTGACCAAATCAATAATTATAGCCACGAAGATACTCGTTTCCCATTAATGTACGCATCTGTTCAAGATATTACATTAGACCAAAATGCAGATATTTATAGTTTTAGGATATATTGTGTAGATCTACTTCAAAAAGATAGATCAAATGAAGGTACAGTTAGAAACGCAACCCTTATGATTTTAAGGGATTTTGTTAATTGGATCACACTTGATACGTTTAACAACATAAGAGTTATTTCAAATACACCAATAGCTATTCCAGTTAATAATTTCTTAATGGATTATACATCTGGTTGGTACATAGATATTGCTTTCGAAACTACAACAATTATATCAGACTGTGTAATTCCATTTGAAAACCAACCATACCTTACTGGGTCAACTTGCGATATACAATATGTATCACCATTTTTAACTTGTGAGACCTTACAATATTGTGACAGTTATATTAATATAAATAATAATTCTGTCACTACAAATTCTTTATCAGCAACAAGCTTGTCAGCTGGAACAATATATTCAGGTGGAACCAACTTGTATCAAATATTTGGTTCTGCAAGCAATGTAATATTTGGTACATCAAACATTGTTTATTTAGTTGGTAATTCATCAGATGCTGCTGCAATGGGTGGATCAGCAAATAATGTATATACAGGTTTTACTGAAGCATACAACAGAGCAAATATTCTTCAAACAGCATTAGGTGGTAATAACCAGGTATTGATCAATGTCACTTCAACAACATCAGGTTCAACTGGTGATTTGATATTAACAGCAGATTATAACACAAACATCAGAATTGAAGGTTTCAGTTTTAATACTTCACAACTTGGAAACATTATTGCAACAGGTACAACTGGAAGAGGTTTCCACGTTGGTGGTTCAACAGCTGCAAATGGTGTATACTTATCAAACATTTATTTGGGTGGTATATACACACAACCTGCATCAAACAACACAGCAGCTGGAAGGGTAACACTTTATTTGAACAGTTGCATATTAGGTGACATTAACACATCTGTATCAGGATCAACATTCAGTGGTAATTCAGGTGCTGTGATAATTGCTGCACCAAACACAACCATTGGTGCATTAAATAAAATCACAACATCTGCAAGTACCATTGCTGCAACAGCTGGTTCTGTTACAATAGATGCAAAGAACTTTGACTTTGGTAATATAACCACAGCTATAAACAACAAAGGTGGAGCAATTTCAATTACAAATGCTGGAAAATTAGGAGCCTTATATACATCATCTTCATCTTCAATAGTACAATCAATTAATAATAATGCTAGCGCTGTTAATGCTCAGTTTGGTCAAACAGGTGGTACAATAACACTAAATGGCTTTAAATGTTCAGGCTTGGTATTAACCAATTTATGTGCTACAACAATTTCTCACATTTTAACTAATGCTTCTATTGGTGGTTTAACAACATTGTCAGGAGGTACTGTTTTAGCTAAAGATTCAACATTCAATGGTGCAGTAACTGTAGGTGGATCGGCAAGTGGAACAGGTTTTTATAACTGTTTTATTTCATCAACTTTAACAGCAGCAGCAGGAACTCAGCAGGTCATTTTACAATCTTCTATGGTTCAAAGTTCCATTGTAATGAATCAAACAAGACTTGTAAGTTACAACTCCTCTGCATCTGCTGTAATTGGAGCTGGCACAAACACATCAATCTATAACTCAAACTACTATCAATCCATTGGTTTATCAGGTACAAACAATAACTTGTTTAGTGTTGCAACAAACAGTTTATCATTGGGTTCTGGTTCTACATTAACAAATCTATATGGTTGTGGTATAATGAATTTAAGAATACCAGCTCAGGCTACAGTATACCAAAGCAATACATTTATACCAGCATCTGGCCTTACAATAACATCAGGTGGCAGATATATTGATTTAGAATATGACATAAGTAAAAATAATATAACAGGTCAAACATTTTGGTCAGGATCAACTCCTTTAGAAACAATTATTTCTAATTTAGCTGGTGGTGGCGGCACATCAACATTAGTTCAACCAGGAAGTAATATCATAACAGGTGGCACTTCATCAGCGCCTATTGTTTCTGTTATTGCTTCACCTTCTCTTAATGCGTTGATATTGTCAGGTAATGGTCAGTTTGCTGCAGTGACTTCGACAAGTTTGAGTGCAACAACTTTAAGCGGTGGAACAATATTTTCTGGTGCAACAAATCTATATTCTATATTTGCAAGACCAGAGTTTGTTGTCAATTCTGTAAATGCGGGAAGTAACATAACAACAGGCGGAACAGCAAATTCTCCAACAATAAGTGTTGCTGCGTCTCCATCTCTTAATGCATTGACGCTATCTGGTGCTGGTCAGTTTGCTGGAGTAACTTCGACTGGTTTGAGTGCGAACACACTTTCAGGTGGAACTTTATATTCAGGTGCAACCAACTTAAGCACCACAATCATAAACGTTGCTTCTGCAACAGGTGATTTCACTCGTGTTCAGGGAAGCAACTTCATCACAACAGGTGGAACAGCGAATGCTCCAACAATA